CGGTTAGCAGAATAGAAGGCAAGATACAATAACGTGTGCTATGTTTGGAAAAACAAACAAACTATGTACAAAATACTAAAACCTATTTTGTTACGCTTCCTTTCTACGACAGGATGTAAACGATTAATAGTTGATTTGCTTAGATCAGTTTGTAAGCAGACCACAAATACATTGGACGATAAAGCAGTTGATATGTTGGAGCAGCAATTGTTTCCTAAATTAAACTGATGGCTAAAGAAAAATTTCTAAACATTGAAATTGATGAGCCACCAATAGAATTAGAATTGTCAGTTGAAATGAGATGTAGAGAAATATTAGCTAGTGATGATTTTGATGACGTAAAAAGATATTGCACACACTTAGTCAGATACCAAATGAAACAAGATGTTATCTTTGCTTCGATTCTTGGTAGGTTAGTAGAAGTTGAAGCAATACTTGCAAAAAAAGACATTACGGAAGAGCGTAAAACTATGGACAGAATCAAAAAATTCTTTCATAATTAAAAGAAAAGGAGTTTATTATGCCAAAAGGAAAAGGTACTTACGGAACTAAAGTTGGTAGACCACCAAAAAAAAAGTAACATATAAGTAAGTCTTGGCATCTCTTCCATAGCTAGGACTAATACCTCAAAGCAATAGGTGGTCTGTTTGCTTTGGGGTATTTTAAAATGGAAACTCATCTAGGTTGTCATTACCTTTATGAGATGGATCTCCCTTTTGTTTTGGAGGTTGATAATTATTTTGTTTGTTTACATCAAATACAGATACCATTACTGATGTCGAGTTTGGGTTTTTAAAATCTGGTATACCTGCCAAGTTAACCCATCGGTCAAGAATAATAAATTCTCCTCCGTCATCATTCTGCATGACAACTCCAATGTTTTGCCAGTTAGCTTTTCGGTTCCCTTCTTTGTCGGTATATTCCCTCGTCTTTACTGCGAGATCTTTTACTTTCTGTGCCATAAGGTGTCTCCTTTAGTATGCGTATTTTTACAAAACCACCAAGGTAGTCTTGATCCATTGTTGAGATAACAGTATTAAATCTTTTGTCGTTGATGCGTAATGCATCAGACAGGCCATCAATACCTGACTTCATTCTAGCAACTAGGTTGTCTCTGTCATAACTTCTTCTGTCTGGCGGTATAAACGTCATCTCTAAAACTAATATTTCTGGCAATTCACTGTACTTAGGATATTTTTTTAGCTGCTCTTTGGTCACGCTAAGACAGGCTTGCCTGTATTGTTTCTTTGCCCTAGCTAACTTAGCCCAATGCAACCTAGCGTTAGGACTAAGGTCACTTGGCGGCCAACCTAGAACAACCTCAATCATTTTGTAGCTCCGTTATAGCTTCTGTTATTCGATCAAAATTAACCTTGTAAAATCTTTTGTCTAAATTTTCAAACCAAAACTGCCTATCAAGTTCTGCCAGTTGGCATTGATATTGTGCAATTTTTAAAAGTGTTTGTTCTTTCATTGTGCTTTGCTCCATAGTTTAATTAATAATTCTAGTTCTTTAATGCGAACCTTTGCTGCTTCTATCTTTTGTTGAGTTGTCATTAAAATAAAACTCCTTGTGTAGATGGTGTGTATGACGCATCATATTTTTTATTATTACCTTTTGGATATGGTTCTACTGTATAAGCTAAATTTTTTATCATTTCTTTTCTTTGTTTTTTGTTTCCTAATACATAAAAATATCTATGTTTTCTAGCACGTTCTTTCATGTATAATCTGTCTCCATATTTTTCTTTTAACAAGTCATGTTTATTAATGTTTTTATTTTTGTCATACCTTCCAACGCTATCTTCAATAGAACTATGATGCATATGTTCTAATCCTATAACAGCATAATCTTTAAATTTTTTACTTAAACCTGTATATATCCAATTTGTTGCTTGATAAATATATCCATGATGATGTTGAGAACTATCTGCATAACTAACTACTACACTTGGTGTTTGTAATTTTTTTAAAGTTTGCGATACAAAAAAAGATAATACATTTTTTTCTGCATTATCTGTTATTACTAATCTATTTAATTCCATAAAATTATCTTGGTATAACCCATTAAATGAACCACTTACCAAGGTAGAACTCATTGGCCTACCATAACTACAAACACCTATAAGTAAATTATTTTTATTTTTATAAAGACCAAAAGCATATGAAGTAGAAGGCAATCGTTTTGCATAATGTTTTTTTAAAAACCATTCACGACATTCATATGACATAATTTGCTTTACAGAATAATTATCAGGAATTGTCATAAATTTCTCCTGTAACTTTCCCAATCAAAACCTATCACCTTACCTCCATTCTCACGCAACCTATCGGTTACACGTTCACCAAGATAATCTGATAGTTGTTCCTTCGGGATGTTTGATAATAAAATTGATGGCTTTTTATTTTCATAGCGTGTGTTTAGTACATCAAACAACACTTGTTTTTCAAACTCTGACCCAAATTGTACACCCACCTCATCCAGTACCAACAAATCAGGTGATGCAAATACTTCAACTACCTGACTTTCTGTTTCTTCTTTTGTATGCCAACTATCTTTTACCCTTCTAATTAATCTTTGGACGGTCACGAATAAAGCTGATCGTTGTTGTTGCATAATGCTCAACGCAATGCCGATAGCAAGATGAGTTTTGCCAGTACCCACTTTGCCTACGAAGATTGCACTCCGTCCTTCTTTTAAAACTAAATCAAAATTTTCTGCATACTCTGTTGCAAATGCTAATGCCTTCTGTTGACCACTAGTTTTTGCTACATAACTTTCCAATGTCCGATCTTTAAATCGTTCTGGAATTGCTGCACCATTTATTTTTGCTTTCCATTTACTAGCTATGCGTTCTTCTTTTAACCTTTTATCTGTTGCCAATTGTTCTTTTGCTTCCTTATCCCTTTGAATCATCATGCATTTAGGACACGCAGTCCAATGCTCACCAATAAAGTTTGTTGAGGTATATGCACCATGTTCTGGACAATTGCGTTCTTCAGTTGGCCTTTCCTTAATTAATTTTTCAAGCATTCTTTTCCTCCTTTTGTTCTAGAAATTTTTTGTAGCAATATGCTTGCCATTTTCTATCTTTTTCAGCTTGCCTTAATTCTTCCATTCTTTCTAACCTTCTCCACCTCAAAAAGTTTTGTCTTTGTATTGAAGATAATTTTCCCCACCATTCGTATGCATCAAAAAACCTAGATTCAATTACGAATGAACCATTGATACTCATATCTCTTGCTCCCCCTCACCGTAGCTAGTAGTAGCAAAAGATTTTTTTTCTTTAACTACCCAATCGCTTTTAAAACTTTGCCATCCTCTTGCTTGGCACATAACTAATGCTTCCTCCAAACTAATAGAAGTTTTCTTTACTTCGTTTTTTATACCAATAAAAGCAGTCTCTGTTAATGGTGCTTTCTTGTTCTTTCTATGAACTAAGAAATCTTCCCATGTTTTTTTGCTTACATTACGAGGACGCTTTAGCGTCTTATTAATTGGTTTATGGTTATTGGTTATTGGTTTATGGTTATTGGTTAGTTGAACGTCCGTTAAACCTACGTTAGACCGAGCTAGTGCAGATGCCTTACCTGCCCTAGATGCTGCTTCTACTTTGCTGTGATATTTTTTTATTTCTTTTTCTCCTCTTGGATTGATCCATCCCTTGCCAACATCATGTGTAAAAAATTCTTCTAAAATAATTTTTACTTCTGGCACATTGTCAGGCATTCTTATTTTGCGAGCAACCATACTGGCATCTTCTGGTAATGCTTTCTCATGCAGGTAGTAGATGTCTAAGCATCTACGGTATGCAATATCCTCCATTGGGTTTAGATGCCCTGTATGGCTCATATAGTCGCTGATGTGATGAGAATAATAATGCATCACTCCTCTCTAGCTTCTTTGTTGTATTTTTCTAGCAAGTCGTTAGCTGCTTGTTCTACATCCTTACCTTCCATACCAATTGAATCTCTTAATCTTGATAGAGAATCTTTTGGTTCTGAAGGAGTGACGTTTACTGCCTGTTGGAAATTAGGTTCATCATCTATT